AGCTCGCGGACTCGTGCTTCAAGCTCAGCAATCCGCTTGTCCTTGGCTTCAGCAGCCTCGCGAAACTGCTGCTCAAGAGCCTGACGCGCCTCTGTGTACTTGCCTTCTGATTCAAGTTTGTTCTGCTCAACGTTGCGCTTGAACTCAAGCAGCTCTTGGACATCAACGCCGTCGGGAACAGTTTTGGCTTCTTTCAGCTTCCCAATCAACTCATAGTTCTTTTTTTCCAACGCTTGGATGCTGTTCTTCAGTGCATCAAGCTCAGGATTGTTTGGAGCTGCGGGAGACGTAATCTCCTGATTCTGCTCTTCAGACATAAATAACCCGTAGGGCTAATTGCCGCTCAATCGTAACGCAGTTCTACCACTTGACCTTATCCGCCCAAAAAGCCGCAGACATCTTGCCTCTTGCGATGTTTTTTGCGTGCCGTGCCTTAAAGCTAGCTCGTTTGGTTTTCATTTTTTCACTTTCGCCTTTTTTAGGTTTTCCAGCGGTCTTCGCACCCTGCTGGCCGAACCGAATCAGTTTGATTTGCTCACCCTCTTTAGCTAATACAACGTGACTCTTTTTGGGGTGACTGGGCGTTCGCTTTGGCTTGTTGAAGCCAGAAAGGCCATGCTTCACCAAACGAGGATCACGTTTGCGGGCGGCCATTACTTTTTCTTGCGTGATTTTTTCAAAATATCTGCATCAGCTTTTCGTGCACCGCCTTTACCTGAAACAAAACTGTTAACACGGCCCATGGCCCAGGCAGCCATTGGCACGTTACGAGATCCGGTCGACAGGTAAGCGCCCTGGCCGCGACGATAAACCGCAGCCAGTTGCCCATACGTAAACCGGGTGCCCTCAGCCTTTTTACGAAGCGCCTTTTTTACGCTTTCGCTTAGAGGTTTTGCTTTTGGTGCCATCTTGTTTGGTCCTTGAAGCTGAAACGGCTTTGACGTTGATGTATTCGCCGCGCTTGTAGGCCTCGGCAGTGCGTTTAATCTCACGCGCCTTAGCAGCACGATTTTTAGCGCCCGCCAGATACGCCTTAGGAAGGCCAGTGGCCTTGTCTTTAGGGACCCGACGCCGCTTGCGTGCCATTACTTTTTCTTGGTGCCCTTTTTTTTCTTTTTCTTAGGCTTGCCCATCCCGTAATGCCCTGGCATCAGTCAGCCTCCGTAGGTGCTTCCTTTTTAGCGGATTTTTTCTTAGCCGTCGCCTTCGGCTTGCCATCAGCGCCCTGAGGCGTGAATTTGTACTTACTTGGAAGCGGCGCCATAGCCACGACTCCGTAACTCATCCAAGGTTAACTCCGAGCCGTCCTTGGCAACAAATTTTCGTATCGCATCAGATGCACCGTATTTTTTGACCAATCCGTCCCACATGGCAAGACGACCAGGGCCAAGGACTTTCCGCCTTTCACTTTCACTTTGGCCATCAAGCCATTTGCCATAATCTTCGCGGGCTTGCGCAAACTCTTTTTCAAGTCCGATTGGAATGTTGATGTATCGCGAACGGCAGTTGAAATGTTGCGGTGGATATGGACCTTGACCATGCCTAAAAACTTTGCCATCTAACGCGCGACAGATCGGCGATGTCTTGCTGTCAAGCGTGGCCGTGTACCGATACTTGGCTGTCGCGTCGGGGTTTTCAGCGGCAATGATGCGATCAGCAGCCACTGCAACCTGATTAACGCTGGTGCGGACAATGGCTCTGATTTGATTGTTGGGGATGCTGGTGGCTTGGCCACCTGCCGCGATAACCGTGTCAATAGAACCGCGTTGCTCTTTGGTCAGCCGACCCTTGAGCCTGCGAACAATGCTCGGCACAGACTGGCCTTCAAGTAATCCGTTTCGCACAGCAACGCTAAACAGCTCTGCCTGCCTTTCAGACATCTTGGCAAAGGCGCTACGGACGACTTCACCATTAGGCAGGCTTATCTCTTGCCCAACCGTTAGTTGGAAAGCAATTGGGTTGCTGGCAATGCGCTCAAAGCTGTCACTGAGGTTGACGACACCAGCCACCGTCGGCTGACTTGTCACGATTGCTTGCCCCAAGGCTGGACTGATTTCCACAGTGCCCACAGTTGCAGCAGCACCAGCAGGTAAAGCCTTTTGCAGTTGCTCAGCAGCAAACTCAGATTGCAGCACGGCCAAGCCCTGCAACTCCTCAGTCATGGTGGCAATGCTTTCGCCAGACCAAGTGCGAAGTGAATCATTCAGTTGCGCGAGAATGGCCCGAAGCCGTGCAGCTTTAACAGGCGCCGCAAGCTCATCAATCCCACGAAGCTGATCAACAGCATCCAACACAACGTCGTTGTATGCACGGATCAACCGGCGACTGACACTGTTGCTATAGCGGTTTAGGTCAATCGCGTTTCTAAAAACATCGCGCAACTCGCTCATGACTCATAGATACCAAGGTATTGGGGGTCATCAATGCAAGCCACGGACACATCACAACCAGCGCGCAGTGCATTGCCAACAAAACCAGAAAACTCAGCAATCACATCTTGCTCATATAAGCCGATAGCCGTCTCTGACACACCGCAGATTTTCCCTTGCAGGTACCAAGTGACCCTGATTACCGCATAGGTCTGTTCCGTCAGCTCCTGTTTCGAGAAAAACAACAGCCGATTCATTGGGTCTTCTGGCCTGCGTTTACGAAGGTTATCCAGCCAACTCATTTTCAGCCTCCGGCTCTGCTTCTGGCATTGTGCCTTCTGTTTCAGGCTTAGGTGCAGATTGGGACTGTTGCATTTCAATCATGCCGCCAGTCTGTATTGCTTCAATTTCCTCCTCAACGTTAAATTCGTCACCAAGCACCTCACCGGCAGAAAGCTGATTGAGCAGAGTTTCCTGCGTGATGGTGCCTGCGGTGTAGAGCTGCAACAGTGCTTGGATTTCCTGCGGTTCAAGACGCTGACCGAGAAAGTCGCGATTGATAAAACTGCTGCCTGCTGATGTCTCTTGCATGTATTGAGCGTGAAACTGCAAGCAGTTATCGATCAGGTCTTGCATTTGCTGAGCAATGACCATCATGGTGCTGTCACCCTGACTGCGATCGATGCGCTTGGCCTCTGCTGTTTCTGCACTGAGCTTTTGCCCCAACACAGCGGCCAGACCTAGTTCGTTGATTTGACTTGCAATTTGGTCAAGCCGTTGAAACTGCGCGCTATAGCTGTTGCCCCCCGGCTCGATGTATTCCGCTCGTGCCGTTTCCGGTAGCGCCATTGCTTCTCCAGGCCCAGCACTAATTTCTTCAGCTGACTGCGGAAAACCATAAATGGCAAGCATCGGCACAGCACTAATGTGCAGCTGGTTGTCCAGGTCAGATTGAACCTGATACGCCTTAAGGTTTAGTTCAGCAATGTCTGCCAGCGGTGGCCGCGACTCAAGTACACCGACACGGTTGGAATAAGCAACAGCAAACGGAATTTCCGAAAGGCTTGTGCGTCCTTCATCGATTAAAACGAAGTCGCCTTTTTTATCTTTTTGATGAATCTCAAATGCACCGGGGGTAAGCACCCGCACCTGTTGCACCTGCTTTTCACCGTAAAGGCCGTCCGGTACGGTGATCTCTTCCATTAAGCGCAACTGAATCAACTGTTGCTTGCCGTCCTTTATTTCGTTTCTCCAGCCAAGAATGTCGCGTGGCGTGTATTGGGTCCAATATGGTCGGCCGTTTTCACCTGCTTTGGGTGCATCAACGAGAACGCCAACGTGCCCATAACGAATGCATTTGCGCGCGGTTTCGTAAGTCCAAACGTTTAAGTCGTTGCCTTGTAGGTCAACGTCAAACAGTTGTTCAGTGATGACATCACTTACATCCTCAAGGCGTACTGGTTTGCGGGTCAACATGCCCGCCAACATTCGTTCAAGCCTGACGTAATAGGGCGCAAGTGTCGAACGCAACAACCTGTTGTCATATGACTCGTCAAGTTCTCTCGGCTCCTGCGGAAGATATGTTCTGTGCTTTTTTCTTACACCGTATGTGCCCTGTAACAGTGCTTCGATCAGAAGCCAGTGCGGCTCCATGTTGATATAAGCCGTGTTTGGGCTTTCAACGGTGGTGACATTGCCAATACGTTGGCGACCAGAAAAGCCTGAGTACACAGCTAAAACCCGCCCATCGCAATCAGTTTAGTAAAGCCTGATGCCAGTGCCCCGTCCAGCTCGTTCGTGTAGGGGATTGAACTCGCTGAGGATCAGGTAACCGAGTCCGTCAGTCCAGTGCTCGATGTTGGCCGATTTGTCGATTACATAGTCTTCAGCGCCTTGCTTGTACGTGACGTTCTTCAAAGCTTTGATGGTGTGCTTGCAACGCGGGTGAACGAACAGACGCATTTGGCCTTCCGCTGTACGAATCATCCAGTTGGTTGCATTGATCTTGTCTTTGACGGCCCACGGAGCCCTAGGGCTGACGCAGCCAAACCCGAATCGTCTAATGATGTCATGATCCGTGCGGCCAGCAGACGAGGTCTTTCTGGCTGATCCGGTCGGATCTGGGTAGGCAATGATTTTTCGGTCTGGGAAGCGTTGCTTGAGCATGGCGCACACTTCATCCGTGTTGGACTGCTGTACTGCCAGTTCATCCCAGATGTGTAACGTGTCGCCTACTCGGCTGCCGAGGACACCGGCCATGATGCTGACGTTGAAGTCAGTGCCCCAGAAGATGGCATCGCCTGTGTCTTT